ATTTGTTCGAAACAGCAAACTCAAGTTGAAAAACGAATTGGGAATGTTGGAGATGCAAATGAACAAAGTTGTATCTAACCCCAAAAGTTTCGTTGAAGCTGCAGCAAGACAGCAATTAATAATCGATCAATCGAACAAGAAGATGATCGATCTTGCCAACAAGGAAATTCAGTTGTTCCTTGTTTCACCGCGCGGCACACTTGTGCAATGGTTTAAGATCAATGACCCGAGGACTCTGGGTGAGATCGCCACCAAGCTAGCTGCTGAATTTAACTTACAACTAAAGGACGTGTATCTCACGTATTTAGGAAAGAATTTGTTGAGTTCTGTTCAATTCAATCGTGTTGGTTTCAAAGCCAACGACACCATAACCTTAAACTTCAGGTTGAATGGTGGAGGTCTTCATGACAAAAAACTGAAAACGAAGAAGGCAATGCCAAAAACCAAGAAACTCCTTGAGAAAAGTGAGAAACGGAAGGATAAAGGCAAGGAAATTGATGATGATGAAATCATCTTCCATGGGGGCAAGTCAAAGCCCAAGTCAGATAAAACTGAAAAGGATAGAAATGCCAATGACAAGATGATGAGCCATTTAGAGAAACTTGATGGTTCTAAAAACAAGATTCCAGACGAAAAATCGCCGGTTAAGATGTGCTACACGTGCAAAAAACCATTGTCTGCCCATCCATCAAAATCCTTTTGCAAAGGGAAAGTAGTTGACTGCTTCATTTGTAAACGGACTCGAGATGAGCATCCCAATGGTGTTTTTTGCACAAAAGCAATCATCGGGGAATCTGCCACAGAGGTGTTAGCCATTGAGGAAGCAGTTCATGCCCCCTTGGATGACATTAGAATCCTGTTAGAAGAAGCAGAGGTTGCAGCGGAAGTCGTGATTCCAATCTATGAAGTAGACAAGGTTGACACGATTTCCTATTTTGAGGTCAAGACGGATAAGCGTACATATATCCCGACGGGCACCAGCACAGCCTGGGACCAGCTGAGAGCTTACTCAGCTTTCATCCATTACCATAACTCTTTAGTTATGATCGTGGGCATTTATTTGTTCATGACGCTTATTGTCCTATACGTCTCAGGCTTTAAGCAGATGCTCATCACTGGTGATTTCCTGGATGGCATCATTTTCCTGCCCTTCGTGACATTTGCCTACGTCATGATTTTCTCGGCCTACTTGTATGCATTTGCACTTTATCATAAGTACAGATACAAGAAGGTTGTAGCAGGCATAGTTGTTACAGCAAAAGACGTTCAAACTGCTGATCCAGACAATTATGTGATTTTGGGAGATAAGATTTTATGTAGATACAAAAAGAAAAACCACAAGGGAACAGACTTAGTGGAACGTACTCCATATGAACTTTTTAACAATAAACATGTGACCGATAATTTACACTACGAGTGTGATTATCCACAAACACCCTGGGGTTACATATTGTATTTTTGTTATTGGTTCCAGCGACGAATTTTTAGCGTTGCCACAGAGATCGATTTTAGAATTAGATCTAAAAAAGAACACGTCATTTTTGAAAAATTTTACAAGAATATACCCGAAGCTTCGGATCTTGTTGATGGACGTGCGAAAATTCAGGGAATGGGAAAAGTAGTCTACGAGGACCCCAAACTCGTGGCATACATGCAACACACAGGTTCTGGTGATGTTACCCATATGAAAGGACACATTGTGTCCATGGTTTTAGTTGCCGAAGTGATGTCGAATGCTAAAATATATAATTTAGATTTGGACATAAAAACTGTTGACGGAATGCTGGATCATTCTGTGCGTTCAAACCATCACATAAACATTCAGATGCACACAAATCTGCATGCGGACGTAATATCGTCCACACTCCTCTTTCTCAAATATTATACCCGTTTCAAGCGTCAGCGTTTAAGCGATTGTAATAGACTGGGAAACTGCGAGTCCCCACCCGCCTAGGAACCAGGAGGGTTTTTGCCTATGGGTACAGAGAATGCGAAGATCTTAGCATTCCTAAATTTGAAGATG